GTTACTATTCTTAGTAGTCGTTTAATTACCTTTCCCCCTTGCAGACGACATGTCTGATAGGATGATTATACCATTTTATTGCACAAAAAAGGGGCTACCGTAATTGGTAACCCCTTTAATGTTGGACGAATTACTTTAGCAAAGCAACCTTTGCCTTTGGATTCTTCTTGTTCCATTGAAGAGCCAACTTGTTGAATGCAGTCTTTACAGACTTAAGTGCAGCAGCGTTATCTGCTGTCAACTTAGCAATCTGTGCATCCTTAGCAAGAAGAGCAGCATCTGATGCAGTCTTTGCATCTGCAAGTGACTTTGCACCCGCTACCTTCTCTGCTGCTACAGCATCTGCAACTGCCTTATCTGAAGCAGCCTTTGCATCTGCAAGTGCCTTATCTGATGTAGCCTTTAGATCAGCAAGTGCCTTGGCATGTGTAGCCTTTAGTTCTGCAAGTTCTGCAGTAAGTGTTGCAAGTGAAGCATTCGCTGCTTCCAAGTCCAACTTGAACTGTGCAATAATCTTATCTGCAGCAACGCCTGCATCTGCAAGTGCCTTTAGAGCGCTTGCTTCTGCCTTCTTTGCATCAGTTGCTTCTGCTGTTGCCTTTACTAGGTCAGCATTGGCCTTTGCTAGGCTTTCTGCAAGTGCAGACTTTGCCTTAATCTCTGCCTCTAGTTGAGCCTTTGTTGAAGCGTGTGCTGCTCTTTCAGAAGCAAGTGCTGCTCTTTCAGCAGAAAGTTCTGATACTAGATCACGAACTGCGATCTCTGCAAAAGGTGCAAGTGCACGAGCAGGTAGACCAATTACATCTGCAGTTGTTGCATCTGAAGCAGTTGTTGGAGCAAATGTAATAAGTGAACGAGTTCCAGTTGCTGGGAGTGTTGCACTAAACTTTGCAACTCCAAAATCTGAAAGTGTAGCACCAGTTGTTACTGTTGCTGTGTCCATAACTGCTGTTGAAGCAAATACGGTTGCTGTAATTGACTTACCAGATACCTTGTTACCAAATGTATCTGTAGCAGTTACTGTAATCTCTTGCTTAGTTCCTGCTGCGCCTGTTGTAGGTGCTGAAACTGTTAGGTTGTTAATCTTTCCAGCAGTACCCTGTACATAGTATGTAAGAGTTGTTCCACCGTTGTTGATTACAACTGTACCAATTGCTGTTGTCTTTGTGTAGACAAAAAATGTTGCAGTTGTTCCAGTACCTGTTGCAATTGTCAAAGATGATGATCCTGACGATGCTCCGACTGGTGCTGCTGATGTGTGTAGTGCTGATACGATTGTTGCGTTAGTTGCTGATGCAGTAACTGATGTTCCTGCTGCTACTGTTGCTACAAAACGCAATGCATCTGCTGCATCGATTGTGTTATCTGCTGGGACTGGTAATGTAGCAGGTGTTGCGATTACACCGTTAGTAGTGTTTGCTACTGAGTCTAGTGTTACTGCGACTGTCATTACTGTAGCATTTGCAGGTGCTACTGCGACCATGCCCAAAGTCATGGCTGCAACCACGGCTAGTGCGATTTTCTTAAATGAATTCATTTTATTCCTTTTCTGTTATAGTGTTTTTAGTCCATCCAAATAGTCTTGGATATCTGCTATTTGGCTAGGTTTATATTGTATCACATTTCGACTTTCTAAGTCAAATTGCTCTTCTGGAGTTTTTGGTCTATCCTTAAAAGTATGAACCTCTACTTCAGTGTCTATATTTTTTGGGGTATGTGATATTGCCCCAAATATTGCTCCACACACAGCATCAGCCAAGTCCTTTGACTTTTTGCGTGGGTGGTCAACTCTATCATTTTTCATAATCTTTAACTGTGTTAGTTCATCAAACAATAAATCTATTGCAGGCATGGCAAGTCTTTCCTCATATACAAGCATAGCCATGTCCTCGTAGTGCTTCTTGGCAACAGAAACAGTATCAGTCTTCATTCCAACCTGCTTCAACTCATTTTGAATATCAAATGACTGCCAACGGTCAAAGGAAACCATTCCAATATCAAACCCAAGCCTTCTAAGGTTTTGGATCCACTGTTTTACTTCAGATAAATTAACTGGGCCTTCAACCTTTGGCTCCCACCATGCTACTGCATCTACTACTACGATAGGGGCTACCTGTTCATAATTATTAATTACTTGAATGTTTACCCATTTTTCTACATGTGCAATTGCTACCGCACACTTATCGTGCTTCTGTGCAAGGTCAGCGTGTACATAATATTTTTTTGTTGGATCTGGTTTAAATGAATCGTCAAACCTTCTAAAGTTATCTACAGGGTTTCTTAATGTCATACAGGCTCTTACCTTGTCTGCCTGCTTAAAGAATGCATCAGAAGCAAAGGTTGGTACACATGCAAAGCGCATCATAGCATCTCCAAGGTCTGTCATGAATGCAATCATAAAGTCATCGATCTTGCGTGTAGGGTTTACTTCCCATGTAGGTCTCTTTAATGCGAATACTCCTGGATATTTGTATGAAATGATTTGATCTTCGTCCCACGAAATTTCAAAGTTGTTATCTGGACTATCTTCTGGTAGTAGTGGATTAATTGTAAACTTGTGACTTCTTTCTACAACTTCTTTCTCAGCAACAACATCATCATACTTTTCTGAAATAAAGTCACCTGGATAACGGGGGAATGATAAAAGAACTACCTTGCCAAGATCTGGGAAGCGAGAGTCTACTGATCCACGGAAAGCCTTGTAGATATTATCAGCAGTCTTTCCTTGTTCATTGCCTGTTCCGACCTCAGATGCAAAACCAGAAATCTCATCAAGAACTGCAAGAAGAAGGTTCAAACCCTCATGGGATTCACGCTCTGAGTGACCAGAATAAACAGTGATTGCCTTATCAAACTCGATAGAGTCAGCCTTAGCATAATACTTTCCTGCAAACCATGGAGATCTTTCAATCTTTGACTTAAAACCTTTAAAGAAAACATTCTTTGCTTGTTGAGCGTTAATAGCAACGTTAATCAAATCAATAGCATCTCCAGAGGGCTTACCAAAATACTTTGCTGGATCTTTAAGGCATAGAAGTTTGTATACAATGTATGAGCATGCTACGGTTGATGTGAAGTCTTTTCCAGATCCCTTGCCAAGTTGAAGAATGATTTCATTTTTTGTATACTTGTTGTAGTACTGAGTTCCTTTTTCTTCCCCCAGCAAATTTATAAGATCTTCTTTTCGATAGATCTGACTCATGGCTTCTACGATGTCGTACTGAATATCAGACAGGGGTGGCTGTCCAAGGTATGCTTCACCTTCAACAAAAGTTCTTGCATCTACTGGAGTTTCTTCAAAGTGATCATCTTGAAGTGCTTCAAGAAACTCATTGAACATCGTGGACAACTGTAATCACCTCGTTGTCTTTTGCAAATGAAGAAAGCCTACGCATAATCTCATCACGAACCTGTGGATATTCTGAGGCAATATCTTTTAAAATAAGAACAAGAATCTCTTGACGCTTTTCAATTTCCATCATCTCTTCAGCAAGTTCTTTGTTCTCAAGCAATCCAGCCTTCTGAAGCATGTCAATACGCTTTGACTCAATATCCATTACAAGTTTAATGGCTGCAGTCTTTGCACTGAGATTGTTAGTCATAGATGCCTCATCAATAACTTCATATGTGCGAGATACCAACTTGCTGTAGTGAGTGTCTGCTGCTGCCAGTGCCTCTTTAGCACGAGCACGAATAGCGTCGTTGGCTGAGGCCATGACCTTCCACTCATTAATAAGTGTTACTACTCTTTGTCTTGGTATAGCAAGTTGTTTTGAGATTACTGTTGGATCATTACCCTTTAGGTATTCTTCCACTACCAAGTTGACTTGGTCAAGATGCTTAACTAGATCGTCTTCAGTTGACATACTTGCCTTCCAGCCTGTTGATCTCATCTTTAATATAGAAAATTGCCTTCTCTAAATCTTGTATGGTCTTTGCTTCATCCTTAAGTCCTGCTCTCCAAAGATACTTGAAAGCATTACCAATATTAAAATTACGATGACGAGTTATCTCAATGCACTCAATGCCAGATGGATCTGATGTGTAGTGCAGTGGATTATTTACTTGGTCAACGGTTATGTTTAGATTATCACTCATAAGATTCCTCTTCATCAGATTCCCAATCAAATGTTTCTGGAATACCTTTTAACGCAGCAAACGCAAACGCAAAACCAACGCTACCTGCAACGGCAAGTGCTATCAATGCTTTTTCAAATTTATTCATCGTTTTGATTTCCTTAGTCCAAACTTAGCAAGATAAACATAGATAGTCTCTAATGAACATCCACATTCCTTTGCAATTTCTTCTGGTGTTTTTTTATCCATAAGGTACCTCTTACGCATAAAGGTTTCACTTGTATATAGTTTAGCAGCCATGATACTAGTTGTCAACTCCAATTGCTTTTCCCCAATTCTTTAGTGCCCAGTGACCGATACCACAAGCGTCTGCGACATCGTTATCTGTAATTGTCCTATCATAAATTGTATTAATAAACTTTATAGTTCTTTCTTTTCTAAGCATACGCTCATGCGCTTTATAGTAAGACTCAGACTTTCCAGGTATTTGTGAACGAATAAACAACTGTTCATCCTTAGATATTTTTTTATTACCTATAAAATTTTGCCAAGTAATAGGAGAAACTTTTCCTATAACTTTTGTCCCAGTCTGTCCTGCTGATCCAAGTATTGCTCCCTGAACCAAAGCAAGATCTGCTGCAGTCTTTGGGCTATTCATAAATACAGTATGCTCAATTACAATTGCTTCAAAACCACCGTAAATATCAAAGAATGCTTTTACTTTTTTACCAGCATCCATAACCTTTTCGTATACATTATTTCCTTCAAAATATATTTTCCCTACAGACTCAAGATCATCGCCAGAAAATAATGCAAAGGCAAGGCTGTTTGTGCTGGCATCAATAGCACAAATTTTATCTGGCTTTACTTCTAGACCCCACTTATTTTTTACCATTTATTTTTCCTTTTATTTCTTTTATTGCTTTAATGACTGCATCAGGATTTACGCTGCAAGATGAGCAAACTGGATCATCATTGTATATAGAAAGTGGTGTTGAACAGGACTTGCAAAGTCTTGTCTTGCCTTTTCTTTTTTGTCTTTTAGATTGAAGATACCTTGCTGCAATCTTTTCTTTTGTTGCGATGTCTCTACAGTTTGGAGAACAGTATATTTGATAAGATACTGTTGGCTCAAAGTTGTTGTCGCAGCATTTACAATTGTTCACCGAGAATCTCCAAGGGTGCTATTTTTAACACGCCTGGACCTGCAGACTCACATGCTTTTTTAATTGGGCATGACTTGCATATCTTGGAGTTTGATCTATAGTTTTTGTTTGGCAGGGTTCTGTCTTCCCATGTCTTTCGAACTAGTCTCATCCAATCAAATGCCTGGTCTACCCACCGACGGTAATGATCGTTTACATCTACAGGTATCAAAAGAAGTTCATGATTATTTTTATTTTCATAAATCATGACACCTGTTGGTTTCTTTAAGATTTTCATATAGATAAGTAGTTGCATCAAGTGACCAGTCTTGGCCTTTCCAGATGCCTTTCTATATTCAAACCCTTCGTTCATCATTGTTTTAATTTCACCAATGAGTTCTTCTCCTTGCCAATTAAACATGACATCCCCATACCCAAAGATAGGAGGATCTTCATTTATAATCTTAAACTCTGTTGTTGCTTCATTATTTTCATCACGAAAAACCTTAACAATACCAGCATTTAGCATTGCGTTTTGAATTCTTGCATGTGATAGAGTGCCAGCAGTCATATTGGCTGCGCTATAAGCATCTGCATTATCTTCGAACATCTGCCCATCAAAAGCAAGGTACCAGTATCTTGCACACTCTCCATGTCCGTAGGCAATGGTTGATGGTGCAAAAGTCTTCTTTGTTGTGTGCTTATCTACACGAGTAATCGTATAGCCTTCTTTAATCTTTGCCTCAAGTCCCGCTATATCCATGCGGTGAATCGGCTTTTCTTCTGGCTTTATCATTACAGTGTGCAGTAAATTCTTCGTCATCGTTTCTCATTTCAGTTAGTATAAGTATAGCAGATTAGCGTGTAATATATTTGAGTGCAGACACTAAATTATTAAGCGACTCTGCTGCCGTATAATAAAGGTTCTTCTTTCCACGATCCGACTTGTCAACATTAGCCATCCAGGTAGCCTTAAAAGCCATCTTTGCAGCAATTGCCTGAAGCCTTACAATCTCTACGTGAGCAACATTGATTGGGATGTCTGGCTTTATAATTAGTTTAGCAATCATTGTTAGTGCTACCGTAAGTTCTTCGTCTTGCATATAGTCTGCGATCTCTGAAAGACCATTGACCATGTCTATTGTTGTTCCCTGCTGTTCCATTATTCCTCCACCATGTCTTCTAGAATACTCATCTCAATTATAGCAAGTCTGACCTTAGAGTTGCCCTCGCCTATTACGACTACTATGGCTGGGTCCTTGCCATTCTTCATGGCATCAGTAGTAGCCTTTGCCCAAACCTCTTTATTCAATGTAAAAGATTTTCCAACTTCTTTAAAGTCTACGACAAAGTTTTTCCAAGAGGCATCTCCCTTTTGGGTATTACGCCCAGAGTTCTTGTGCTGCTTGGCACCTATTCTTTTAGACTCACTCTTCTCCGTCAAAATCCTTCTTCTTTCTTTTACCTAAATAGACTTTTGTCAAGTGCTTATCTTTGCACATCCAACTTAACATTTTTTCATCTGCATAGCATCTTAGTGTTGGAACTATAGCCTTGCATGTGTGGCAAACCCATTGACCTTGATATATAGTAAAATTAGCCATTTAGTTTGGCCTTGATTGATTCTTGCAAATCAAGATCCTCCCTTACACGATTAACAAATGCTTCCTTGCCTTGCACCTTTGTGCCGTCAGGAAGTATATACCAAGCACCAGTTCGTTCTACAATACCATTTAGTTCTGCGGTAGTAACCAGATCACCAATGGTATCAAGACCAATATCATCACCTCTAAAGTAAAAATCATACTCACCAGACTGGAACCCTGGAGAGGTTTTGGAGAACTGTAGTTCCCACTTAATAGTTCTACCAATCTTTTCTTCAATTAATTTATCTCCTACCTTGATCTTGCCCTTAATCGCTTGATTGTCTGACTCTGAAGAAAAGAGTTTAACAATACATGAGGAATAAAACTTAGTAGCCTGACCACCAGAAGGCTGCTGGCTAGTATACATAGCATTGATATTGTTACGAGACTGAGAAATAAGAACAAGCAAAGTTGGCTTAACTTTATTGTTTGCATAGTTAAGCATTTTCCATGCGTTACTAAAGTCACGGGATTCGGCTCCAATCTGTTTAGTGTTTTCTAATGCCTTCATTTCATCTGTATCTTTTTCAAAATAGATTGCTGGAAGCATTGATGTAATAGAGTCTACCACAATTAGGTCTACGCCAGCGTTCATTAACCCAACACCTACGTCTACCATGTCGCTAATAGTTCTTGCTTGTGAGTAGATTAATTTTTCTGGATCTACCCCCAAAGTTCTTGCCCAGTCTTCTGAGTATGACATCTCTGAGTCAATCCATGCACACAGTTTGCCTTCGGCCTGTGCCAAAGCAATCATCTGAAGGCACATAGATGACTTTGCAGAAGACTTAGATCCCCAGATAAGTACTTGCCTGCCATACGGTAGTCCTCCACCTAGGGCACGGTTTAAGCCAAAACTAGGAGTAGGTTGATACTCATAGTTGACACCTACCCCACTACCCAATCTCTTTCTTAACTTAGGGTCTAACTGTGCTAATGCTTCTTCTATACTAACTGACATGTACATCCTCCAATGTTACTGTTCCGTCTTTAGTCTTGCCAAAACTAAACTTGTACGACTTTCCTTCTTCAATATGCATATATGCTTTTGCAAATGATGTAGGGAATACTGTGATAGAGTGTAAGTCCCTGCTTGTGTCTGCAAGTGTAAGAGATGCCATCTTTTTTCCAGTCTTTGTAATTCTTGGCTTAAAAGAAACTACAAACATTTCATCATCCTTGTATGGTAACTGCTTGTAACTTAAGAACTTTACAAGAGCATGCGATGATTCTTTTATCTCGTCTGAAGGTATGAAAGAAACAATCCTGTTATCATTACACAAGACAAGATAAGAACGACCCGTCTCAATAGTTGTATTTTCATCGTCAAATATACCGACACTGCCAGTTTTGTCCAAAATTTCAACTCGTGACCATCCTGTTCCTCGTTTAATTGATTTTACCATACCCATAAATATGTATGATCCTTTTTCTTCAAAGTCAACAATGTCCTGAATGAATGCATAATAATGAGAAGGTATTGTGATATTAAACTCTGGAAGATTTAAATACTCATACAAATTCTCTTTAATCTCTTGATCATTTCTGGGATTGTCATTAAATGTTGCAGCGCCTATTGCTCTTAGTGCCTGTAGTGCACGACTGTTTACTCCGTTGCCCTTGGTAAATGTAAATTCTTCAAGTTCTTTATACGAATTGAATGGTCGTGCTGATATGTATCGCTCACCAATCTTGTCAGATATGAACTTGATAGAACTGAGTCCAAACCGAATGCCTTTACCCTCAATTTTAAAATCAATATCCGAATCGTTAATGTGAGGTAACTTAACGCTAATGCCCATTCTTTTTGCTTCAATAAGATATTCAGTTCTCGCATCTTTGTCCTTTTCATTCTTTAGCACTGAGTACATAAACTCAAGTGGGTAATAATACTTTAGCCATGCTGTCCAATAAGACAGAGTTGAGTATGCTACTGCGTGAGACTTGTTAAACGAGTACCCTGCGTGAGCCTCAAAGTCATGCCATAGATCACGAGCAGCGTTGGGAGCAATAAACTTTGATGCACCTTCTACAAACTTTTCTTTAAACTGATCAAATTCTTTAGCATCCTTCTTCTTTCCAATGATCTTTCTAACTTTATCTGCTTCCGACATGGACATACCGCCAAGGTGTACGCATGCTTGCATAACTTGCTCCTGGTAAAGAATACAGCCATAGGTGTCCTCCGTAAATTGTTTTAATACTTGGTGCGTATAAGAAATGTTTTGACGACCATGCTTGCGATCAACATAGTCCTTTCCGATAGTGTTCATTGCACCTGGACGAACAAGAGCATTTGATGCTGCAAGTTCGTTTAGATTCTTGACACCCATCTTAACAAGAAGGTTTGTGTACGGTGCTGCTTCACACTGGAATACACCCTTTGTATATCCATCAGATAGCATCTGATAAACATTAGCATCATCCATTTTAATTTTAAGAAGGTCAATCTTCTTTCCATCTCGTTCTTTAATAATATCGATTGTATTTTTCAGAACAGATAAAGTTTTAAGACCCAACGCATCAATCTTAATCAAGCCAATTCTTTCAGCCTCTTCCATGTCAACACCCACAACAGGAATTCTTTCATCAGACCCAGTAGAAGATCTTGTTTCAAGTGGTGCGTACCTAAAGATTGGTTCTTTTGCAGTTACAACACCTGCAGCATGGATTCCTGTACCACGAATTCGACCACGTAGTTGCTCTCCATAAATCTCCACCTCTGGATACTTTTCACGGAACTCGTATGTTGATTTAGATGTACAGAAGTCATCCCATGTGTCTACAGTTTTCAATACTTTATTCACGTCCGATAGCGGAATGTTTAATACTCGTGCAACGTCTCTCACAATTCCCTTACCTGTAAACTCAAGGAAGGTGGCAATAGATGCAACATGTCGATACTGTCTAACAAGATAATCTTTAACTTCTTCACGACGAGTATCCTGAATATCTGTATCAATATCTGGAAAGTCATTACGCTCAGGATTAATAAAGCGGAAAAAGAGAAGGTTGTGCTCAATAGGATCAATATCTGTAATCTTTAGTGCATAACAAACCAGAGAGCCAGCAGACGAACCACGACCTGGACCAACCAGAATCTCTTCTTTCTTGGCCCAGTTGATCATGTTACTCACAACAAGGAAGTATGGAGCAAACTTTTTATCCTTAATAATCTGTAACTCTTCTTCAAGTCTATCTAGATATTCTTGGTTTTCTGACAAACCTCGTTCTGCCAAACCTTCTAATGCTACCTTTGCAAGTTCTTTGTCAGGGCTTTTGTATTGTACTGGTAGAAGGTTTAGACCTTCTTGAATTCCATAGTCTCCTACTGTGTCTGCTAATAGGAGTGTGTTTGAGTATATGTCTGGTCGGTCAATACCCTGCGATTCCATGGCTGCTTTCATCTCTTCATATGATAGAAGGTGGATATCAAACTTATTAAATGTAATCTGACGGTCTTCGCCATAAAGATAGTCAAGGCGTTCCATCATGCTGCCCTTTTTCTTTGACTTTTCATATGTTGCATCTTTTACGAACTTGCCGTGTGTGTTCATGAGCAACTTAAACTCTTGAACTTCCTTTTGTGATGGATCGACATGGTGGCAGTCTGGTGTCACAATAACCTTAATACCAAACTCATCTGCAAGTTCTATTAAATACTTATTGATGTGTGCTTCGTTATGGGGCATAACCTCAATGTAGTAGTCGTCAGCAAAGCGCTCTTTGAACCAAGAGATATATTTCTTTGCGAGAGCAAACTCTTCTTCCTCAAGTGCTTTAACTAAAACGCTACTTGGGCAAGCAGAAGAAACAATGATTCCTTCTTTATACTTTTCCAATATACTAAAATCAAATCTTGGCTTCTTAAAGAAACCATCTGTCCAAGACAGTTCGCTAATTTTATTAAGGTTTTCTAAACCAATTTGATTCTTGGCTAGAAGGATAATGTGGTTATAGACAAGATCTTGTTGACCTTCTCTTTCAGACTTATCTCGTGTATCAGATATGTCTGCACACATGTATCCCTCTAGCCCAAGAATTGGCTTAATGCCCTTTGCTTTTGCAATACGGTGCAGTTCCCTATGCCCAGATAAAGTACCGTGGTCAGTGATGGCAATTGCTGGCATCCCTAACTCAACTGCACGGTTCACGTATTCTTCTGGAGTAGCAATCCCATCAAACAAACTAAAATGGGTGTGGACATGTAAGCCTACGTAGTTCATATTACCAATCAGCGTTTGTTGCTGAGGTGGTAGATGGGCCATCAAAGCCCAAGTAGAACGCTTCTTGTTCTGCGTATGGAATCTTCTTTAGTGCTGACTCCAAAGGATAAGGCTCGATATCTTTCCAATCGAATGGTTCCTTATCTGGTGCTGATGGAATAAGTGTGTAATTGGTTTCAGTTCCCTGACCATTACGCTTTAACTTCCACATTACGTTTGAGATGCTTCCTGTTTCAAGGGCATACTCACGAATTGTATTAAATGATGATTGCTTGCTGATACCCATTGACCAGATTGCAACATACGGTGCTTCAATTCCATCGTCAACTAGAACGTTGCAATAGAAGCGAAGACGGCCACGCCATCCTGCCTTTGGATCCTTACGGTGCATTTCTTCTGCCCAGTCACGGCCTTCTGACTCCATTGTATCTACAGCCTTACGCTTGTAGTCCTTTGGATTTACGTGTTCCTTAACAACAAGTGCTAGTCCACGCTTTTCGTTATAGTTTGCAGAATCCTCATCTAGTTCTTCAATGAATCGGATCTTTACTGATTGCCCATCGGCAAGTTTTAGCCACTTAACCTTTGGTCCTTCGTTTTCGTACTTTGGTCTGTCGAGCAGGGCGTTGATGTTCTTGATTCCCTTTACAATGCTCATATTTTTCTCCTTTGTGTGTTTGTATTAGTTTAGCATAGACTCTATGGTTTTGTCAAACGAAGAACTTAAAGACTTAATTTCTTCATCTGGCATATCGCCTATGTCTTTATATTTTGTATTTAGTTGTATAACAGATACACGAGATCCAAGTTTTTCAATTATCCTGTCTTTCATGTTTCCTCCTGCCTCATCATTATCTGCAATAACAAGAATGTTATTGAAATACTTTTGAAGCAATTCTATTTGTGAACTTGATACATTTGCCCCTAGGGTTGCAACGGCTGGTAGACCTACCTGGTCAAGCCTAATTGCATCAAATGATGATTCCACTACATACACTCTATCAGATTTCTTAACTCTGTGCAAGTTAAAAAGTGTCTTGCTCTTTGGAAGACCTGGAGTATTTTTAAAATCTTTTCCTTCAATAGACCTACCAACAAACCCAATTGCAATTCCATCTGGACTATGTACTGGAACTGTGACCATGTCCTGCTTATCTGAATAACCTAAAGAAAACTTTGACCAAGATTCAATCTCAATATGCCTTGATATAAAATAATTTTTTGGTCTATCTAGTGATACTAGATTGTTATAAAGCCTTTTTAGTATATCTACATCAAACTGTTTAAACTCTTTTTCTACCACAAGGCTTTTATTAATATCATCAACAAGATTGCTTAACTTTTCTTTTGACTTGATGTATCTGGCTCCTTCAAAATAAGTTCTGCCAGAAGTGTGCATAATTAACTCTATAAGGTCTGCTGTCTTTTGGCAAGAGAAACAAAAGAACAAACCGTTTAACTTGTGTACTTCTCCTGCTGGGGTTCTGTGATTATTGTGGAAGGGGCAAAAAATTATATAATTATCTGACAAGTCAGACTCAATGTCTATACCCGATCCTGTAAGGACTCTTCGGACTTGGTCTGCGGTATAAAGATTGGATTGGTTCCGTCTATACCTGCTATCCATTCGCTTTTCCTCTTCCCTGCGTAAACTGCCTGTATCGATAATTCAAATTCGTAAAAGTTCTTGTTACTATTATATCTTATTGTGAAGTCTGGGTCAAGGTCAATCCTTGGCACATACCCGCTTAGTTTCATTTCTGAGACTAACAATCTTATGTATTCTATTTTGAGTCTGCCTATCATGGAATCATCGTGAATGATCCCATCAAGATAAAACCTTTTTATGGGCTTATGATGGTAGAACGTTGGTGGCAGGTTCTCTCTTTTTTCTGACATATCATATTATAACTACTTATCTTCAAAGTCTTTGTACCTATAGTATCCCTTGTCAAAATCGCACTGAACTAGGAAGTCTCCCATAAATCCATTACGGTTCTTTCTAAAGGCACACTCAATGATATCGCTATTGGTTCCACGCCCTAGAGCAAGTACCCAGTCAGCATCGTAGGCAATCTGTCTAGACCATGCTGTTTGACCCAGCGTAGGTACCGTAGAGAGGTCGTTAACGTCATCTGGTGTTGCAGATGATATAGCAATAATAGGAACTTCTTCACCAATAGCCATTAGTTTAAGTTCTCTTGAAAGGTTCTTCATTCGTACCGTTTCATTATCTGACTTCTGATTAGGAGCCATCAACTGAAGGTAGTCAACGATTACAAAGTCTGGCCTATACTGATCAATTTTTCCACGAAGAACAGAAGGGTTGATCTCTCCACCTTGATCGTTTGATATGATATGAAATTCTGGCTTTCCTGCAAGATTCTTTGCATGCCATTCCTTTAGCATGTCAATTTCAATCTCGCCATTGCTAATCTTTCTATGTGACCAGCGACCTTCACCCATAATAGTAAATACACGGTTTCTTACTTCTGTCTCTGACATCTCAAGGGATATCACAAGGGGTGTCTTACCCTGCTTCCAGGCCTGCACAGCAAAGTACAGGGCTAACCAAGACTTTCCTATACCTGGGTATGCCAAGAAGACTCCTAACTGCCCTGGCATAATTCCAGATGGCAAGTAGTTATCAAATCCTGGCAAGCCAGTCTTGATGCCAATATGTCCTAGGGCTTGTTGCTTCTTTACATTTTCAAAGTAAGCAACTGCAGACTCTAGGTCTGTGACATCAATATCACGAATAGCAGCGGTGTTCTTTTTTAACTCTGAGGTCTTTGTAATAAGATCGTTTAGGGCAATACTGCCTTGATTATTTTGTACATTTGTTGCTGCGGATCTAAGAATATCTTTTAGACTATCATTTAAATATTCTCCTTGAAGTTCTTCAAGATGATGCTTTGTTGCTCCAACCCCTGCTATTGGTTCAAAGTCTCTAAACTTTTCTGTAACTAATTCTTGTGGTGGCAAAGAAGCGTTTGCTTCAAAGTATAAACGAACAAACTCCCAGATATCTCCGTGGGTTCTTAGAAGATTATCAACATTGGCTTGAAGAAGAACATGCATCTGCTTATCTTTAAGGACTGCCGTAATTAGTTTTGACTCTGTATTATTCACTTAGCCACTCCTTTGCCATTCGTCTACGCTCTTCCCTTTCTGAATTATCTTTTGCTTTGTCTCTTTGTGCCTGTAGTATTTTTTCTGCATTATATGCAAAGTAGTTCCATGAAGGATTCTCTGCAACATTAAAGTAATACTCAAGTATATCGTAACATCCTGGTAGCGTATATGATTCAACAAGAGCATCTGATGCCCACTGTTCTACATTTAGATTTAAGGATGGCTTTGATTCGTACCTTGCGGTATGATACTTGCTGTATCTTGAAAGCAAAGCCATTCGGTCTTTGCGTTCTGCCATTATCCTTCAGCAGCCTCCGATTGGGCTTCTAAAATCTTTGCAGTTAGTTTGTCTTCAACAAACTTGTAAACACGCTCAAAAGATTGATCGACTGTCTCACCATTGCGTGAACTATCAACAACGCCAAGATCAAGTCTTAGTGATTGGAAATTTCCTAGATTTAATGTGTATCCAAGTGTTACAGATACCTTTGTTGGCTCATTTGTTACTACATAATTGCTGTCTGACATTTTATACCCTTCGTTAAATAGACTCATTCCAGATTGGAATAAATCGCCCATCTTCTGTTCTCCTATATGTAAGTATACCATCGCCCATTCTTCGTGTCAACTCTTGTTTACTAGGCGTAATATCATTAGTAATTAACTTATCTTTTCTTGGTCTGCCAATATGATATGAAGCAAGTATATCACGGATCTCTTTTACTTGTGATTCTGAGTAATATGATCTTACCTGAAATCCTCTGGCCCCACCCTTTTGAGATCCCGTTGGAAAAGGTATAATACCTTTCTTCATTAAGGTTGGCATATATTTTTTATGACGATTAACTAAATCAGCAGTCTGACCAACAGTGTATGCTCGCTCTCTTTTATTTTTAAAATCACTAATTAAACAACTTTCAATCTGATCTTTAGTAATATTATAGACAGACATTATTCCATTAGAATGATTGTAGTGATGTATCCTAACAAGGTCCCCATTAAGAAACCAAACCTTTTTGTTACCTGGTATTACAGGTGACTCATTGTATTTTTCGCTCTCGATTGTTCCCTTTTTAGTAACCATCGTCCCTCCAAGGTGTGGCTAGGTGGATGAAAGAATACTCTAAATCCACAACTCATACAATAAACTTCTAAATGATTAATCTCAGTATATTGTCTATCTATAAACATTCTGCCTTTGCATTTTTTACATGACATCATTAGTTGGGGATTCCAACTACTATTAGGTTAAGACCAACGCTTGTGTCTCCTCCAGTATTAAACTTAACTGTTCCCTCTACTCTAGAAGTTGATACACTATTTATAGTTACCGTTACATCTTTTCCAGCATCAGTGTTTCCTACGTTAATCGGGGTTACTGTTACTATGGGAGCAAACTTAAAGTCTGTTGAAAAGTCATAGGAGAATGTTTTGGACGATCCTGCGATCTGGGTGGTACTTGTTGTTACCTGAACGTACCCACCGATTATACGAGCCTCTGATGACTTTACGCTCTGCTTACCTGATGTCGGTGTGTCTACTGTAACATACTTGTAAACTGAGGTTGATATCTGAGATGAAAGATCATTAATAGCCTTAACAATCTGATATATATAGGTTACGTCTAGAGGTTGTCCTCTTTCTGGCACAGGTAATATTGACATACTCTAATTATACCAGAGACCCTGTAACTGCGTTCCTGGTTCCTGAGTCAAAGATTTTGATAGTTTTACCTGGTGTTGGAGTTCCTGATATAACCTGTGGTTTTGTTGATGCTAATTGTACCAACACTCTAATTGTCTGAGGAGTTCCAGTTTTTAAAAATGAAATACTTGTTCCAGTTGGTGTTCCAATATGTGTCATTGTGGGGCTAGAATCATATTGAACAAAAACATCATACTTTGTTTGGTCTGCTGGATTTGACCCATTAGACCAGTTTACCAATACTAAGTTTCCAACTATAGTTATATCTCCTGGCAAAACCTGAACGAACTGTCCATTAATCATAAAAATCTGTGACCATGCAGACTTTCTATTCTTGTCTTCTGCTACTAGCCTAAACCTTATAACTCTTCCATTTTCTGAAGAAACTTTTCCTAAAAGTTCTTTTTTAACTATAACATTTTTGATTCCTGCATCTGCCACTATAGCACATCCAAACCGAATCTAAATTCAATATAGTTTGTCGTATTCGCTGACTTAATGATTGTTTTTGCATTTGGAGTTCTCATAACAGAGTATCCTGTTAGCCCATAAACAGAATTTGTTGATGTAACATTCTCAAGTCTAAATCCATCTAGACAAACATAAAAGTCTGATGTTGGAGTATTGTTTCCATCTTTCATAACAGAAACATAAATTCTGGCAGTATTTATTTCTGCCCAAGAAAAGTCTGCACTTTTCTGTAGTTCCTGAAGTTGCTTTGATACAACCAGGTATCTGTTTGTTGAAAAGTTATTGTCTGCACTAGTAACGACTGCTTCAAAAAGTGCCCACTTACCAGTTTTAAATGTGCCAGTAGAAGAAAACTCAACAATAATTCTAACAGATGTTGGTAGTGTTTGTGCATTGCCAACCTTATTAACTACAGAAAATGCCAGCCTGAGTTCATCTGTTGGTGAGTTTTTGCTAAAATCTACCGCTGTTCCACTTAGTTGTACAAACTCTGATCCAGTTGCTGCAACTAGATGGTTATCAGACTCTATAGATATTGTAGATGTATTACCTGACATTATAAGAATATTGTTTAGGAATCTACACCTTTCATGTCTGTCTACTCTATTCTCATTGGTAAAAATTTTATTATCTGCGTTTGTTTGAAACACAGGATATATTTGATTTATAATATTTGTATCAACATCATTAATTAAATATCCAGCAGTTTTAAATGTACCAACAACAGCAGAGTCTGCTACCAATGTAAAAGTTGTAGGAGATGGTACGGCCACAATTTCTTTATCCGTTAGATTAAAACTGCTTGGAGAAATTCCAGAAACAGAAACTTTGGTGTTGTTGTTAGGAGAAAAGCCGTGGGGTGCATCTGTTGTGTACGTTACATTTACTCCAGATGCTACTGCTCCTACTATGTTAACAAGTCTGTCATCTAGGGGGGAGTATATTACTGGAATCTCTTTACCCTGAGAAGAATACTTCCAGGACTCTGAATCAGAAAAGGCATAGATACTTTTACTATCAAATGCTCCTGCTGCTGGATTTGATGCTGCAGAAAATATACCTACCTCAGTAATTTCATATCTTTCTTGTGTTGGAAGTTCTGCCGTTAGCACAACCTTTGAGACTCCTGACTCGTCAACAAAACCTCTTGAAATAATAGGAACACGGAACATCTCAAAGTCAAGTGACTTCTTATCAGAAAAGTCTGGAAGAGTTCCATCCTGAGTCAATGGCTTTGGTCCACACCCAACAGCGATATGAGAAGCATAGGATGGTGTTTGGCCAACAAGGTACTTGGCTAAAATATTTTTACCTGTATTTGTTATCATTTAATTTCCTCCATTGTATATTGTAGCATCATAAATCTCTCCACTTGTTAGCAACTGAACCTCTGCTTGTACTCCATCTTTTAGGTTAACAAGGTTTATTACCAGGTCCCCCGTTATTGGGTCTATGTATATAGATTTGCAATTTGGTACCTTTGTCCACTTAGTCTTATCTGGCTCAAGTGGGTTTTCAATTATGTCATATCCATTTCCACATACTGGCAGGTGATCCATTATTGCAATAGATAAAGACTTAAAGTATGAATCAGACTGCTGCAGCCTTAAAATATTATTTGGGTTGTACTGTAAATAAAGATCTGTTAAATTTTTAATAGGTGCATAGACTACTTTTTGACCATTGACTAGGTCATGTCTGGATATTGTTGCAAGTTCTTGACCACCAATATCTTCAAATATTAGGTCTGTCATTATTTCAATAGACATAACCTCTGAATCTCTTATTATTAAGTCAGGGGTTGCAATTTTTATGGCTTTCACAGTTGACTTTAATGAAGCACTTTGAGATGCTGCGTTGTCTACCAATGGTAGTGAAGCCGTAGCATTTGGTATTGGTAATGATGCTGTAGTATTTGGAGATACAGTTTCTCCGCCACCATCATGCATGGGACCTAGATATCTCATCAGACTACCTCACTCAAAAACAATGTCATATCTGGTCCATCTACACTCTTAGAATAATCAATGTTATAGATTACAAACCTACTTGATGAAGGAGATGCCATAGATACTCCGTTTTCTTCGTAGTCAAGGGTCACGATGTCTCCCAGTTGTAAGGTTGGTATTGCAAACACCTTAACACCAACAGACCTTCTTGGCTTTGCTATTTTTTCAATAAGCCATTTCATTAAACTATTTGCCTCATCATAAGATTGAATGTATGGAGTATCTAATGAAAAATCTTTTTTACCATATGTCATTCTGCTTAACTTTATATCTTGATAGTCTTGTTTAAACTTATATGGGTTTGACAATAAAGTCTCTGCAACAAACTGAGGGTTTGAGGTTAGTGTGTTTTTATTAAAATATTCATCAACCGTTAATCTGTTGTCGGACTGTTGTGTAAAAGTTACACCTTGAACTCTTAAATAGTTGCCAGTTGTTTCGTCTAAACTAATTGCTGTATCTGTTGCATTAAAAATCATAAACTCTGCTCCATACGAGCCTGCTCTAAAACCAGAAACGACATAGCCTTTTAGTTTATTAAATGTTGGAGAAATCTTTGCAGTTAAGGCTGGAAAGGCTTTGTCGTACTTAAAATTAAATGTTGCTGCTTCTCTCATTATGCTACCAAACTCTTCAAAGTATATGTTATACTTTGGGGCTTCTGAGTTTCCTATGCCTGCTAAGTATGTGTTTTGAATTAGTCCGCTGATAGAGTATTTTCTAAAAGATTCGTTAGCATTTATATCTGAGTCGCCAAACACAGAGTTGACTGGAGCGCCCAAAGAAAATGTTGTGTTCTGAGAATAGTTGTTGCATAGGGCATAAACATTTTCAAACATGATCCTAGAAGAACCTCGTGTGAACAATGCAACATCTGAGTAGGCTGGAAGAGGATCTGTATCGTCTACTGTCTTAACTAGTTGGCCATTTAGGTATAGATAGAATCTTCTTGTGCTACCTATGTCTTCGTATTCGGCTGCTAGATCATATACCGTTGAATTTTCTTCAGAAACAATTCTTGCCTGCCCAGTAAATTTTCCGTCATCTACAGTAATTTCTCCAAGACCTTGCCAAAGAGAGACTGGAACTGCTACGCCATTGTTAGATTTTATCTTATAAAAGAAAACATTGCTAACACTTTGTCTTTCTTCATCTGACAAATTTCCAACACCTAGCGCTGCAATCTCAAAATAATAACCAACATTTGTTGTTGGGTTAAGCATAAATGCAAGACCTCCAGAGCCACCAGATATATTTATATTTTTATCTGGAGTGCTACCATTAACAACGTAGTATGTTGAGGATCCATTAGATGTCTGACCTCTATCTTCGTTGTTTTCAATCTTTCCAACAATTCTCATTCTTGTTCCAAAATGTTTGTACTTTTTGTCTTTTAAATTTTTATGCACATAAGATATAAAATCTCTTGGATTTTCTTTAGTTGTAAAGTTTGGTCCAGTAAGGGACAAAGCAGAAGATTGCAGAGTTCCAGTCTGTTGCTTTGTTGCCGTTGCAATCTCTCCAATAAAAGATGTTGACATAAAGTTTTTAATGATTCCACTTCTTGAAGATGTTCTTGCAATCGCATCTGAAGAGTATCCTTCTCTAGTTGCCTTGCCAGCAGCCTTTAGAAGGTCTATCTCTTGTTGTGTCGCCCCTGGTGGTATTGTTATTTCAATATCTACTGATTCTACATCTTGATCAAATAAAAATTCTGAAAGCATTGAGCAACCCTTAACATTGTCATCTGATTTCCAGTAATCAGATATTCCAGCAGAGTGTGCTACAACTTCAGTCCCAAATTGACCACGGCCATGTTTTTGAACAACTCCATTCTGTAGTTTAACTACACCATCTTTTTCAAAATACTTTGGCTCAGAGTATATTCTAACCAGTCCTGTTGGATATATCTTTCCGTTAAATGGCAGTTTTGCAAAATAGTTTTGATAATCTTCGGTTGATGTTATCCAAACATTACCAAACCCAGAAACATTATATTGAACAGCATCATATTTAATGATTTCTCCTTGAGAGTAGAAGTATCCGCTATACCTAGTGATCCAGTAGGCCGCCTCTCCAAGGCTAAATGTGTTATTAATAACAATGTTATTTTTTACTTCTGGTACAGAAGCAGTTAGATCTGAGTTAAGAGGAATGGCACTGAGGACATAGGCAGACTGAGTTGCTACTTCGTTATTTATTGACTTAGTATTCTGTGTGCCAGACACTTCCCATAACAGTGCTGGCTTGTACGTATAGTATCTTTCATCATCTACAAGGCTTGCCTGTCTTAGTGATCCTATAGATCTCTGGATATATCTTGTACTATAGTTAATTGCGCCATCATTGTATACCGCACTATCCTGGGTTGATACAGAAATAACATTTGCTAGTTTTGGCTTATTTGTTTTATTTCTTATTTCTCTATCTTCTACAAAATCTTTTGTGCCCTTAAGATCAAAGGTTGTTGGCCTTTCTTCTATCGTTGGCATAATATAGTTTTTACTCATCATTACAAAATTATTATATTCATCAAAGAACATTGCTGTCTGAGTTGAAACTGCCAAATCTTGAAGAACCTCTGCAACGCTAGTATCTGGTCCAACAAAGAAATATGGAATTATAATTTCCTTTTCGTTTGCAACTCTTTTAAATGTATAGTTAGAAAAGCCTACATGGTCTAGAAGTAGAGATACTGCAGAACTTACAGAAACCTCTGTCATCAATATCTCTGGAGCCCTGATTGATTCTAGGTACCAGTACAAATCCCTCAAGGTTATAGATACATGCTTTGACATTAGGTCTTGTTTTGGAAAGGCATCAGAATATAATGCTTTAATTGGAACATAATAGTCCCACCCATTAACATCAACAATGACTTCATAGAATTTAAACTGAACATGTCTTGAAATATATTTAGCAATAATACTATTTTTGTTATTAGTATTAAATGCCTGATCGTGATCAAAAAGAGTTATGCTTCCGTTAGATGCTATTAGTTGGCCAACTGGCAAACCAGAGAGGCCCAGATCGGAGGCACTCTTGTTGATAGAGTAGTCAATTGTTTTATCAGAAACATTCATAACAAGTCTTGGAGAAATCTCAATAAGGTCAAAAGTAGAATCTTTTACGTTCATTGTTTCTACTATAATTCTTATTCCGTTTATATACTCAAACTCTCTAAACTGCTCTTTCTTATCGATTGCCTTAATAAAAACATCTGGGGAGGTTGCGTCTGTTACAAAGTTTGTTAGCCTGTCTACTGTTTCATCTTGTATATACCAGCCATACTTTGGTGTTATTACTGTATATTGCGTACCGTCCCAAATATGGTAGGCACCTACTTCATCCTTATTTGGTTTAATTAGATAGGCATACCCAATTACAGATTGCTCTGGAAGCAGAGAAACACTTGTATATGTTTCTGCAAAAACAAAGTTTGCTCTCCACTCTTCTGGAACAATTAGGCCATAAGCAATTTCGACATACCCATCACTTTTAATAATAGAAGAGCCATCTCTTCTTGTGATTGATGGATCAAAAGAAACAACTGTTTCCCAACTGGTGTCTCTTAAGAACTGAATCTTCCACTTGCTTGGTGTCTTTTGATTTAACTCTCCGTAAAAAGGATCTGCATAGGCTCCTGTTGCTGATGAAAATGGGCCAAGGTTTTCGGTACCCGTATGGGTTTGCATTTTTACTACAACCCTATTTGTTGGAACTCTTTCTTTATATACAACAAATGGACAAGCATCCTCTATAGAGTTCTGAGAGTTACGAACCTTAGATGCAATTCCATACTCTTCTCCAGACTCTGTTCTATAGGATGTCCAGTACTTAAACTTATCATTTTTATCTGGCATGTAGTATCTTGGTCTATCTGCCATAACTAGGTTTGGGTGATGCAGTTTACCTTTTTCAAAGAACACTGCTTTATTTATTCCAGACCTAGGCCTAAACTGACCAAAGCAATCTTCTAAAGAGTAAAGCGTTTGTAATTTTTCTTTCTTGGTTAAAAATGTTGTCGGTATATCGTTATTATCAAATTCTCCATCTACAATAATATCTGCATCGGTTGCTCCTGTATAAAAGTTTCCAGCATCATTAACATCAAAACTGTTAGGCAGTGAAGAGTATATGGAACCAGACTGCGTTGGTCTATATCTATAGTTTCCTATATGTTTAATGTTTGTTGGAATATTCATATTCCATTCAGCAGTTATTATTGACTTATTTCTTATTGTTGAGGATGTTTCTAAGAAATTTTGTAAGTCTTTGTCCTCAAACATTATACCTCTTCCAAGGTAACTGAGACATTCCAATAATCAAAATTAGCGCCTCTTTTTTCTACAGAGTATGAAAAACTTGATATAAACATTTCTATAAGTTGGTTATACTGCTGTAGGTGATCATAGGGGGCCTCTGTCCCCTTGAAAATTCCTTTTCTATCATATGCTAAGAATACCCAGAAAGACCCCTTGTGTCCGTCATACCACTCAAGCATATCTGCTCCACCTGCTCCTCCATCTGTTGTGTAGGATGTGTGTGGTGACTTTCCAGTTGTTATATTAAAACTTGGAACATTGGAGTGAGACCTAGAAGGTATCATATTCCAACTGGTGCTAATTTTCATTTTGTCTGCAGTGTGATATGATCTCATACGACCATTTATCATTCGCTCACGTTTTTCAATACGCTCATCTGAGAAATCAAGCGGAGATCTATTATCATCTGTAAGCATTAAGAATTGGTCTATTAGTTCTGGGTCTACCCCGTCTGTTGCTGCCCCTACTTCATATCCTTGAGGAATATACAAACCATTTAAAAGGGTACCAGAATTTTCAGACCAGAGCATACCGCTAGGCCTATTGTATCTTTTACGGCTCTGCATATAAGTAAACCTTGGATCATCTACCATTTATTCCAATCCCCCTGATTCTTCTATCGTCAACCTGCTTGATTGTTGACATTACTGCCTGTGCAATTTCATTTGGATTAGCATTTGTCTTTGCATTAACAGTTAACGTATATGTATTATTATACACTGCCCCGCCAGTTGGCTGACCACTATTTATTGCCTTCATTGTATTTACACCATGAGCATCTACAGCATACTTACTCATAACAAACTCTCCTGGAGTTAGCATTGCTGGGACCGTATCAGTACCCTTTGCAAAACCGCCAAACGCAAACTTCATTGGATTAATTAGTCCACCCATGGCAGCCATCTGCATTCCAAATCCACCGCCACTACCACCGCCCGATCCTCCGCCTGGAATCTTAACAGTTGTTCCAGACCAAATCATACTTCCACCCTTATACTTTGGATCTGTAGTAAACTTTGGATTAGCATCAAGAAGTTCTTCTAGAGAAATTCCATGCTGACTTGCAATTCCAGAAAGAGTGTCTCCAGGTTTAACAACATAGGTTGTTGCTGTTTTAGGAATTACGCTATATGATGGAGAATCTGATGCATTGTCTACCGCTGCTGCTGCTGCATCTGCTGCAGCCTTTGCTGCTGCTTCTGCTGCAGCCTTCTCTGCTGCAGCCTTTGCCTCTGCTGCTGCTTTTTCAGTTGCAGCCTTCTCTGCTGCAGCCTTTGCTGCTGCCTCTGCTGCTGCTCTAGCCTCTGCTTCAGCCTTGGCCTTTGCTTCTGCTGCCTTTCTGGCTGCCTCTGCTGCTGCTGCTTGCTCTGCTGCTGACTTGCCTTCTGCTGCAGCCTTCTCTGCTGCAGCCTTTGCTGCTGCCTCTGCTGCAGCCTTATCTGCTGCAGCCTTTGCTGCTGCCTCTGCTGCTGCCTTTGCTGCTGCTTCTGCTGCAGCCTTTGCTGCTGCCTCTGCTGCAGCCTTTGCTGCTGCTTCTGCTGCTGCTCTATCTGCTGCTGCTGTATTTACTGGCTGTGTTTGTACTCCATACTTCGCTATTAAATCTTTAGCCTGGAATTTGGTTAAGTCTGTTAGCCCCTGATCAAGAGCCTTCATTGCAGACTCAATACCCTTAACAAAATCTAATGCTCTTATTCTTGCAATCTCTACATTGCTTTGAATTTGTTCCCAGGCCTCTCTGCTTAAGCCAGCGATCTTGATTCCTGCAATATCTTCCTTTAAGGCAATTTGCTTAAGTCTAAGAAACTCTTGCTGTGGCTCTATTGCGGCTTCTTCTTTTTCAAATATCTTATCCTGTATTTCTTTAATTTCTTTTTCAAGTTGCTTTCTAGTTTTAAGTTGACCAAGTTTTGGATCTTTACTTCCCTGCTTGTCAAAACCAGTTGCTGTAGATAGTTCATATTTTCTGGACTGCTCAACTGCATCCTTTTGCTTTGTTACTGCATCTGCTGCTTCTTGTGCTCTCATTTCTTGTGCAGCACGGGCTGCTGCTGCAATGTCTCCAGATGTTAGCGCCTCAGCAAGAGTTAACTGTCCCTTTTGCTGGTTAGCAATATTAGCATTTGCCTTTTCTACTGCATCTAAAGCCTCAATTCTTTTATCATATTTTTCGTTAATTGCTTGCTCTTGATCTTCAATTGCCTTTAGTGCTGCTTCTTTGTCATCACTAAGATACTGCATTGCTGCAATTTCATTTTGTGCTTTTTCAATTTCTGCATTAGCCTTCTTATTGTCAATATTCATTTCAAAGTCTATTTGAAGTTTTCTTTCTTCTGCATCAAAAGAATCCATGACATTGCTGAATAAATCATTAAACAAATCTTCATATAACCCGACAGTCTTTTTTAACTCAGTGATTCTTTCGTTCATAGCAGCCTCTGCCTCTGCTAAAAGTTTTGCTGCATCTTCTGCTGCTTTAATATCGGCTTTATCTTTTGTTTTTTTGGCTTTGGCTTCAAGTTTTGCAACATTCTTTTTTTGATTAAAAATAGAAACTTCTAATGCTTTTAGTTCATTGTCTGAAGAAATAGCAAAAGCATCTAGTCCGTTGCCCCCTGCTGCCATTTGTTTTAATCTTTGCTCTTGAAGCCTATCGTTTTTAAGTTGAGAAGTTGCAGTCTTTGTATCTTGAATTGATGCTGAGGCTTTCTGTGCTACAGTCAATGCGTTATATTTTGTAATTAGTTTGCCTAATGATTTTTCAGTTACGCCATTAGCAATTGCCTGTGCATATGCTTTATTAGATACTAGTTCATAAGCGTCTGCAACTGGAACACCTAACTTTGAAAGTTTATCCATAGCCTTGCTTTGATCACTTATGGCCTTGGTTTCTGATTCCATGCTTGAGTTCCACTCACCCATAGTTATAGAGTTAAGTGCTTCTTGAATGTTCTTTGCGTCTCTCTTTAGACCAATAATGTTTCCCTTGTTATCAAATTTAAATAGAGAGTTCTTTCTCTTCTCGTATTCCTTTGGATCCATACCAACGATTAGTTCAATAAAGTCTTGGCTACCGCCCAAACCTCGTAGATCGTTTTCTATACCGCTAAATACATCTATAGTCTTCTTACCACCAAACAGGCCATCTAGGGCCTTGCGAGAGGCAGCCCAGCCTTCTGTGACCTTGATCTGGTTCTTTCGTACATCTCTTAGTTTCTTTACTAGGTCATCTAGTGGTGATGCTTGTACTTTACTTCCCGTACCAGTGCCAGTGCTGTTTCCTGGAATGTTTGTATCTACCTGCTTATTGTCTACAACAGCCTTAAACCCTTGTTGCTCGGTGTAGTGTGCAATCATCATTGCTTCTGGCAAACCCTTATATTGACCACCACCATATCTTTTTCCAGCAATTACTTCATCTTGTTTGAGCCAGTCTTGGTAGTCTTTTGTCGCAACAATTTGAGGAGCAGGGACATTTATAAGTGATGCAACAGTATAGGTATAAGTTTTTTTCTGATCGTCCGTTAGTGTGTCAAAATATTTTTCATCAAATGCGTCTGTTTTGTCAGTTTTAAGTTCTGGAATAAGGTCATAAACAAATGGAACATCTATATTCTTTTTTGTTTCAATTTGATCAAACATTGAATTTAATTTTTCATATGCGGCTTTGCTTTCTGGGCTTTCATTCGTGTAGTAACTAACAAGAACGTCTGATGGAATAACAGTATTAAGGTTGTTTAACTTGATCATGTTCTTTGCAAAGTCTAAGGCATCTGAATCTTTTTCAAATGCTTGAACTCTTGTAACAAATTCTGTTTGAACTGTAGTGTTAACATCTCCCTTTGCATCAAGAATATTTTCTGCTGCGACTCCAATTGTTTCCGCAGTTGCTCCCGAAAACTTTGTAATAATTTCCATTATTTTTGGAGCAATTGCAGTGTTATCGGTTGCTAAGAATAAAAGATTTTTAAGGACAGATGGTGGAAGGTCTCCACTTGCCATCTTTGCTTGAATTAAAAACTCCTGGCCTTTAGTAATTAGTCCAGACGATACAAGATCGGCTGCTTGCTGATCTACTACTGGGGTGTAAGCAAGTTGGTTTGGATCATTTTTATACCTTGCTGCTGTAGCCTTTTTCATTCCGTTCATCATTGATTCTTGAAGTCCACCAGCAGAATCATACTGTGCAACAATGTCTCCCTGCAACTTTCCTTGTGCGTCGGTCAGTTTGTCTCTTTCGTTTATATACTTTGTTTGCAGCGCTTCTGCTTCATTGATTTTACCTTGTGTCCTAAGAAGTTCTATTTTCTTTTGATACTGAAGATCAAATGAGTCTAGAAGTTCTTTGTTTTGTTCCATTGCAATTTTTGCGTCTACTGCATACGCTGCTCCTAGTGCTCCTGCTCGTTTTGCAAACTTCTTTGATGCTAGGAATCCAAGAACTGCACCTGCTGCTGTTCCAATTCCAGCACCAATTACTGCTCCAATTGGCCCTCCTATCATACCTCCGATGCCAGCACCTGCTGCTGCGCCTCCTAATGCTGATGCGCCTATTCCCGCTATTTGAACATTTTTTCTTCCAGCAAGTTTTGTAATAGGGTCTGTGTTTTTAATATTTTTAATACTATTGTCTAGATTTTTTTTATTTTCATTAATCATATTAATTCTAATATTTAGAGGATCATTAACAAGATTTTCTCCATTTGGACCAAGAAGACTTTCTAGTTGAGCAATGACCTTTATACCAATAGACATATCTCCTGCTTGTCTAGCAGCATTCATTGCAAGGCTTTTTGCTTGTGACATATCTATAGCACCAGACATTAAGGATGCAGACAGTTGTCCAGTTAAATCTTTGGCTGCTTCATTACCCTTACCTGCAGCGCTTTGTTTTGCAAGTCTTCCTGTTAATGCTTTACCTTCTTCTGTTTGAACAAATGCTTCTCCATATGAAGTCTTTCCAGTTGCAGGGCCAAGCATTGAGAAAGAGTTCTTTCTTTTTAAATCCATCTGCTCTGATGCCGTTACTTTACCACTAAATTCCGCTATGGCCTGAATTGCAGATGAAGACCCCTTAAACTTTTCACCCTCTTGTAGTACTTGATCTGCTGCTTTATCAAATGCCATTCTTAAAGCAACAAATGATCCAACTGCTACCATTAATCCAGCAATAACTGCTGAGGTAGGACTCTTTAGCATTGGAAGAATCATGGATAATCCCATCAAAGGCATCATAACCTTTTGTGATATTTCTCCAACTTTTCCAGGAGCCATGGAGCCAATCATGGCTGCTCCAGATGCAACGCCAAGTGCGCCACCCATGCTTATGCGTGATTGCTTGCCTGCTGCTAGATTTGCTGCTCTTTTGTCTTGCCTATTTTGAACAAATGCTTTTATTCTTCCAGAAGGTGTTCTTCTTTTTGCTTCTGCTGCTGCTCTTTCAGAAATTACTTGCTGCTGGTATGCTACCTTTTCTGCTAGCCTGCTTCTTTTTTCTGCTAATTCTGCTTGTTTTCTTTTACCTCTCATCACTGGATCGATTAAACCAGTTGTTCCGTACATAGAGGTTTTGTTTGCATTAATTCTTGCCTGTGTTTTTGCCCTTACCCTTTCTTGTTTTTCTAATTGACGACGAACAGACTTTGCTTCGGCATCAATTGGACCAGTTCCATATAGCAAAGTTCTTGATGCTGCTGCTGCAGATTGAGAAATATTTGTTCCAATGTTGGCACCAACTGCTTTTGCCTCTGCAATAGACCCTCTTGCCCCATCTATCAATGCCGTAGATGATGTTACTCTTGCTTCGGGAGCATTTGCCTTTCCAGGCATTACAAATCTTCCTACCTTTTTAGGAATTCCTTGAACAATACTTTTTCCTTCAGGCTCTTGCGTCATCAACTTATCTTTTTTGCCTGCAGATGATTTTACATTAGCGGGAAGTTTTTCTGTCTTTGGCTTTGTTATCTTTCCAGTTTTATCATCTTGTAGAACTTCATCTGGCTTAATTGCAATAGATGTATGAAGTTTATGAATTGATTTCCAGTCTACCTTTTCCTTTAATCTATCAAGCATTGATGTATAGAGTGGTCTTTCTGCATCACTTAACTGTAACTTTGGAATTAATTTTTCAAGGTTTGCAATAGACTTTTTAACTTCTTTTTTCATCGCTGATTCAAATTGTTCTGCTGACATACTTTTTGCAATGTCTGCAGTTTGATTTCCAAACCAGAATGGAGATCGTGCTGCTGCATCTCCCTTAACTCCACTTAGATTAGTTTTTGTCATCTCTTCAAGAGATGGCATCTTCTCTGCATAGTCTCTTGCGCCAGATGCTTTTGAAAATACTCCAGCAGGACCAACATCTGTTAAAACATTTCCTCCTAGGTTGCCCCTCTTTAAGTCTTTATCTCCACGAAGTCCTGCTGCAAGCAACTGCTTTATATATTGCTTCTTACTAAACTTTTTTGGAATTGTCTCTGGATCAAACTTAGGATTAAATTCAGACTCAAGTGCGTACATTGTCTTACCAGTGATTGGGTCTTGAATTAATCTTAATTCTTGCTTTGGTGTTTCAAGACCGTGAACCTCTCTTGCAATCCTTGTTGCTCTTAGTTCAGCCATGGCAGATTTTTCATCTATCATTGGCTTTACATAAACTTTTCTTCCATCTTCTGTTATGTGTACACCAGAAAGGTGCTTGGCTCCAACATTGCTAAACCCTGTTCCTACAGATAGTTGCTCTCTATATTTAGTTATTGGCTTTCCTGCTGCTTTTGCATCTTCTAGTTTTTGTAATGCTAAAAGCGCTGCCTGACTTCTCTTACCTGAAACCGAAGCAACTTTTATTGTCCCAGACGAGCCGTCAGATCTTCCGCCTTTAAATGCTCCGTCTTCTAGGACTGCATTGTTCATTGTCTTTTTAAGTTCATTAGTTCTTGCACTTACTTCTGGTCTTTCGTATGCAATTATATTTCCTTTTGCATCCCTGCTTACTTTTACAATCTGCCCTGGATAGTGATCAAAAAGTCTTTTTGCTGAAGCCTTTGTATTAGGCTTGCTCTTTGACTTCTCTACTGCTTCATAAAGTTCTTTAGCAGTTGCTGTGCTGTTGTACACCATCTTTGGCTTTTGAAAACTTGTAAGTCCCTGTGGCGCTAGAAGTGCTGAGACTCCTCCAGCATGCCTTGGGTCTCTTGCTAATCCTCCAAGAATTCCAGACTTAATATTTCCCATTCTTGAGTAAACGTCTTTGTCTCCAATCAAAGGGATGCTGTGGCTACCGTCGCCAAGTGGTACTCTAGGAATTGCTTCTAATGCTTTGATTAGGTTTGTTCTAATCTGATCTGCTGTTTGGGCTGCTTTAGTTGGGCTCATGTTGCTTGGTGGCCCCATTAACTTAGATGTCATTGTTTGTACTGATCTTGGCTTCTTTATTTCTTCTAAATACTCTACCAAGTTTGCTCTATTGTGTGTTAGATCTTTGTGAAGAGATTCTGGTATATCAAACCCCACAGCAGTATATGTTGTTCCCTTTTCAAATCCTCTTACCTTGAGTGTCTGAGCCTTCTCTTTAAACTCATCTGGAACATTATTAAGGTCAACCTTTGAATTACCTGTTGCATGTGCAAACACTGTGTCTGGTTTTGATTTTACTTTTGACTTTGCTTTTCCAGATTGTGTAACTTCATCAGTACCCTCATTAAAACCCTGAAGTCTTTTATTAACCATTGCACTAATGATTGGCTTAAACCTAGGGTCTTGTGCTACTTCTGCTGGGATAACTGCTTCTCCAGGAGTAAGCATTGATGGAACTGTATCCTGATTTCCACTTCCTGGTACCCTGGTTGTTCCAGTTGAATACTTTCTTCTTGCCTGACTTCCCTTGCCACCCTTGGCTGGACCAGTGAACCCCATCTGTGCTGCAATTGCTCTCTTATATGCATTTGCTAGTGCATTGACTGCTGTTGCTTCAGATGTAAAGGTTTGCCTTAATCTTTGATGGACCTGGTCAAGTGATGCTGCTACTGCAGATGCCTCAAGTTGTTCCTTAGTTAAATAATTAGTTTGCTCTCCTAGAACCTTACTTGCTCCGCCTGTTCTGTTGTACATAGACTTCATGCTTGCAAACATTTTAATAATATTGGCAACTGCGTTTGCTATCAAACCAAATGTCATGAGAAGTACTGGTCCTATACCTGCAACTGCTACAGTAAAGATAGTTAAAAATTTCTTACTACCATCTCCAAGGTTATTGAACTTATCAAGAATCTTACCAACAAACTCTACAATAGGTGTCAGTGCTTTTAGGAACTGCTCTCCAACTGGAGCAATTGCCACCTTGAGGTCTTCCATTGACTTCTTAAACTTATATGTTGTTGTATTTTGAATCTTGTCTAATTCTCGCTGTGAGAGAATTGAAAGTTCTTCTGTTGTTGCTTGTGTTAATGCTAACACTCTTTGTGCTTGCGTACCCTGGGCTGTTACGTTTTGAAATAATGTAGATAGTCTTGAGAACTGGAACTTGCCGAATAGTTGCTCAATAGCACGAGCACGGTTAAGTGGGTCAAGTGTGTCAAGTGCTTGTGCAAATCCAACAACCGTTGCTTTAATATCTCCCTTGTTAGCCTCAACAATTCCTGTGATATTTACTCCAAGGTCTCCAAGGAATGCACTGGCTTTTTTAGATGGATTAATTAATGATGCAAGACCAGACTTGAGTGCGTTAGCGCCTTCTGATGCATTAATTCCACCTTCCTTCATTGCTGTAAGGAAGAACGCTAAATCTTCTACATCTCCTCCAAGTTGCTGAACAACTGGCCCAGCCTTTGGAATTGCTATTGTTAAATCTTCAATAGATACAACAGTCTGGTTTTCAACAGCGTTAAGGAAATCAATCTTTTTTGCAAGATCTTCTGCTGCAACACCAAATGCATTTGTAACTGAGATAGTTGTTTCTAGTGCTTGTGTTTGTTCTACCCCACCAAGCACTGCAAGTCTTGTTGCCTGAACAACCTGTGCCGTTAACTCTGCACCTTGCTTACCCATTGCTGCTGCATCGGCAGCCATTTTCATTGTTTCTTCTACTGCTACACCATACTTTGTATATTCTTTTGCAAGAGTCTGTATCTGCTTAACCATTGCATCAGTTTCTTCTTGGCTTGTAAACATTTCTCCATAAACACGCTTAAATCTAATTGCCTGCTCTTCAAGTTTCATAAAGGTCTTTGCAGCGGTTGTTCCAAGCATTGCTAGTGGAACCGTAAAGCCAACCATCAACTGACGGCCTGCCCACTGAGTATTCTTACCAAAGTTTAGAAGATTAGTAGAACCCTGCTTTAATAGTTGATTAAGTAGTTGTTGTCTTTGTGCTGCGATTGCTGTCTGTGTACCCAAGTTTTTCATGTCAAGGGTTAGCGGTCTTACTGCAATTGCTTGTAGAGCACCGTTTGCTCCACGACCCAACTTTATATATTGGGTTTGAATATCTTTTACACGCTCTCGTGCTACTTTGTTTATTGTCTCAAATTCAGACCTAAAAAGTTTACCGAAGGTTTTTGTTGCTGCTCCAGTATATCTAAAATACTCTCGTGAGGTTAACTTATTTCTTTCTAAAGCATCAGTAAAATGCTCTGTACTTGTTGTAACTGTTCGCATTGATGCTTGGAATTGTCCAGTAGCATTTATGCTGTTCATCAAGTTCTGTGCTTGATTTGCTGCCACTGCTGCTGCTGCAGTGCCAGACTTTGCCATCTGTGTATGGAAGGCTGATATTTGACGTTGTAGAAGTTTTAGACTTGCTAAAGCATCAGACGTATCAATATTTACATGAATATTGGATTCTACATCAGCCATCCATTAACACCTCTTTATTTAGTTATTTGCAAGATTGCCAAGTAGTGATGCGTCAGAAAGTTTAATTCCTGATGCCTCTTCGACAATCTTGTATACTGTTGGAAGGTCTAGATTTTCTTCTAGTGCTTCCTTGTCTTCTGCCAATTCTGGCTTGTATTGCTTCATTGCTATTTGAACGCAGTCCATGAGTAAATCCATAGACTTTTCATTATCTTCTGCGACCTTTGCAATATCTTCAAACTTCTTCATGAACGGACGTAGCAAAGAGATCTTAAGTGGTCTTACCTTGATCTTAGTGCCATCAATTAGTGTTACTGTCTTTTCTTCAGTGGCGGTTGCCATTTATTCCTCCTTATAAGGTTTAGTTAATTATACCATAGCGCAGGCTTATTTTTGACTAATCGTAAGTCTCATAATCAAGTCCCATGCCTATTCCAAAACCAGCCCTCTCAGCATTTGCGCCTTGTAAAGCCAGAATATCATTTCCATCTCCAGCAGCACCTTTACTAAATACTCTGGCCTTCATATCTTCCCATTCATTACCCCTGCCGTTGTTTTTATCTAAATCTACACCCTGCATGGCAGCAGAAAACTTTTTGTCACTATAGTCTAGTTCTCTTTTTATTTTTAAAGTTGCTGTTAACTCTTGCATAGACATTGATGATTCTAATTCGTCATAGTCTTTCCATATGCCAATTAAAAAAACTTCTGACTCTAGTTTTGCCAAATCTAATGTATCCCAAGAAGATCCACTATCAACGGCTTGTTCTTTAACAGGCTCTTCTGACTTTTCATTAATTTTTATTCCTGCAGCAATATCAATAACATCGTAGATAGTTGGCAAGTCTAGGCTGTCTTCTAAATCATCAATAGTTTTAATTGATGGGCAGTACTGCTGCATTGCAATAAGAGCGCAGTGGGCCAGGATAGATATTGATTCGTCGTCAGTCTTTGCTTCCTTGATTGTTTCAAAGGTATCTAAAAACTCTCTTAGATATTTTATTTTTAGTGGGGCAGCAATAACAACCCTATCGTCTACTAGGTATATTTTTTTTGTGTCATATATTTTTGTTGCCATTATATAAGTATACCAAACAGAAAGGCCCAACCCCGAAGGATTGAGCCTCTCATATTAAGTTGTATTATGCTGATGGTGCTGCGAGTGTGCGGTCTACGATCTTACCGTATGACGCATTGTCATTTGGAAGAAGACGGAATGAAACTTCAAACATTGAAGCCTCGTCACGCTTTGCAGATACTGTTACATTCTCAATTGAGAGTGCACGGTATGCTACGTAGATTCTTTCCTTGTTGATCGATGCTGAACCAGATCCTGGTCCTACTGCTACGATACCACGCTCTAGTGGAACGTCGCCAATATCTCCTGCAGACATTCTTAGTGTCGATAGGTTAGATCCTGTTGCGATTTCCTCATTTGATGCAATTGCTACTAGAAGATTTTCTAGTGTTGCCTCTGCAAAAGATGTATTTAGATTAACTGTCATACCTTGCTTGAATAAACGAGCAACGTCGAGAAGTTGATCTACTGCTACATCACCAAAGTCTGGCTGGAATGCGAGTTCCAAACCATTCGATGTGTATCCTATATTTGTGTAGTCAGTGTCATTTGACAAAGTTTCCTTATAAGATGTTGTGGATGCTGTCATTGCTGGAAGATCTGTTGACGCTTGAGCGTCAGTAATTAATCCAGTATTTGATACGTATCCGATTGGGCCATCATGCGTAAATAGTGCTGCTGCACCTACGATAATGTTACTACTTGAACCACGGCTGTATGCCATATATTTCACCTCTTTCGTTTTATTAAAAGGGCTTGTTTCCTCACCTTAATTATAACACCCTTTATTAAGGGTTTAGTTCTAGAGGATGCCAGTCGTAGTCTATGATTATCTTATTCCCAGCATAAGTACGGGCTGTGCCAAAGTCAACAATGTCTCTTGTCTCTTCTAGTTGATAGATCTTAAAATTATGGAAATACACAGGCTTAGAATCTAAGGTTTCATAATCTAGGTTTGCCACTGCCCACTCGTTTAGGTCTTGTGCTGAGTCATCTGCATTATCAAGCAAATCACTTACTTGCTGTTGAACCTTTATCATGTTTGCTTGTGCTGCCTCACCTACAGAATAAAAATAGTATAGCAACTGTTCACACTTGATGTATGGGAATGGAGTCCTTCTCATTTTAAACATTCTGTCATATACTCCAAACACACCATTACTTTGTGGAAATGTTTCTGTCAATGAATCAATTTCTGTTGGTAGTGTTGGAAAAAAATACGTTGTTCCAACGCTTGTATTTGTATCTGGGTCAAAGTTTGGGCTTATCTTGGCTGCCAAGTAAGCATTAATAATTGTAGGTGGATGATGAATTGTAGCCATTATGCACCCAACCCTGCGTTAGCAATCCAGCGATATCCAGTTGCTATGCCCTTAGATCTACCCAAATTTTTTCCTGCTGGCAGATCTTTTTTGTATACCTGTGGATTTTCAAGATATCTTGCTATCCCGCTTGTTCTTAAGAATGCTTGTGAAAAATATCTATTAAAGAACATATCAAAGGTTTTTTCAAAACCACCCTCAACTTGTGTTCCTCCAGGATTTAAAACTTCAACTGGGCCACGAGTAAAGACTGTTTCTCCATTGTCATCAAATGCCAAAACTTGTGCAGCCCTTGGTCTAATTGTAACTGGAATACCATTTTCCATAATTCTGGCCTTGTCATAAAAAGGTGTTCGTGATCCATCCTTGATTGATCTTGACTGACTAAAAGATGATTTAAAAGATAGTCCTAAATTACTGACTGTGTAAGATATGTCGTAAAGCCTTGCTTCTGGACTTCCAGTTAGATTCCACTCATATATGTGATGAAGCATCTCTGGGTTTACTCTTGCGTTAGAGTCTATAAATTCTTTCATTACTTCAACAGTTTCCATTCCCAGAGTTTTTAAAAATACTGTCTTGCCTTTGTGTACCCCATCTAAAAATCCAATAGAGTAGTTAACTATATTATTCATATCTTTTTTAAACTGCTTTGAGTTAAATGTTGTTATCATACATCACCTGACTGATTCTCTGATCTTCTTATTACTAACTTGTAGGATTCTACAGTTCCAAACGGTCCAGTAAAAGGCTCAAAGGTTGCTATTTCAAAAAGTGTGCCTTTACCAGATCTAGGACCAGATGTCTCCATGTAGATAAGGTTACCTTCTTGATCTTTAATGTCAGATATCAAGATATTGGTTAAAGCATTCTTACTATCAAGAGAAGAGATTCTGATATCAGACTTTGATCTTCCGACAAGAATTGAATTTTGTGTAATGTTGACATTTGGCTTTACTTCTTCTTTAAATGCAGAACCTCCAGTACTAAAACTACATGCAAAAACTCTATCTAAAACCCAGTGCTTTTTGATTGAACCAAAGTCTCCTTGTTCTACTATTGGATGATATACAGATGCCTGCATTGGAAACATGAAGTCGGGGCTTTCGCAAACTGTCATTACAATACCCCAAGTTTTGTAATAGACTTAGTATACTTTGAAAGTATCTTGTCTACAATTATGTTTCCCGTTCCTTCGAAAAGACCCTTATCAAACTGAATTCTATATTGATCTGTGTTATAAGAAGAAATAAATCTTTTGTAATAATCTAACTTTCCACACTCTAGATCGTGAATGAGCATCTCTGTTGCTCTAACAATATCTGATGGAACTGATGTGTACCCATACTCAACAGTTATTAAGTAATCCCAGGTCTTACCAAACCCTCTATAAATAAACTGTGGGTCCAGAGAATCTGATGCTGCTGCTGGTAAAACTAGTGGAGAAGATTCTGCACGATTAATGTTGTCTGATGATTTCTCAATGATTGCTGTTTTATCTGATGAGACTTCGTATTCTCTATCTTCTACTAACTTATTGTTTTCATATACCGCCAAAACTTTCTTTACATCATCCCAGATTGGTAGGTAGTCTGCTCCAGTACCTGTAAAATGTAAAACTTTTTTCTTATAGTAAAATCCTTCTGTAACTATTGAGTCAATGATTGCTCTTGCAATTTCTTCATTTGCTGTGTAGGTAGCAATGTCTGATGCTGTAGACGCTTTTGTTGATGGGTCTACATAGGGTCTTACAATTTCATAAGTTTCATCCTGAAGAATTACTTCTCCAACTGCTCCAAGATTTTTAACAATTTCAACTCTATAGGAAGAGTCGTAGTTTCCTGGCAAAGATATATCAATAATGTTTCCTGATGATTTATTTAAAAAGGTTAGTGTCGATACTGAAAGATCCGCCATATCTGTTACGTTGGCGGTTATAGTTGATGATGTTATTCCCGCAGGAACTAAAAAATCAACAGAGATTTCTGCATATGGCGAAACTCTCAATATCTCCATCTTTAATTATCCAAAAGCCTTCTGGACTTCTTCTGGTGAAGCAATGCGAACATGCCCCCGAGTTAGCCATTTATTTGCTTGTGCTTTTGTAACAATGTTGTATCCCTTAGTAAGTGAGCCAACCTCTTCCCAACGAACGCTTTTTGTTGAGTGAAGTGCCACCTTTTCTAAAAGGTCTACATCTGTGTTAATTGTCTTGCTTGGGCCGTCTGCTGCCATTGATCCAATAGCACCTGTCTCTGTAAAGCCTAGTGCTTGAACTGGCTCTACTACTGCTGGTGCTTCTACTGCTGGTGCTTCTACTACTGGCTCAACTACAGGCTCTGCTACAGGAACATGTTCTACTGGTGCCTCTACTACTGGCGCATCCACATGTGCTTGCTCTTCAGCATTGTCTACTGAAAACGGCTTATTGTAATTATTATTTTCCATTGTATCCTCCTTGTTTGTATTATATCATTAAAGTATTAAGGGGGACAGGAGAGTGAACTCCCGCCCCCCATTAAAGGTACTGTTTACAGATTATGAATCTGAAGCAGCGTCAGCGAATGCGATTGCATCCTCTTCTTCCCAGTTGATTCCGAAGCGAACGAATACAGTGTATTCAATTGTATCCTTCTTCGCTACGTACTCACGGTTTACAGTGATGTCTCTTTGGAATCCCCATACACGGTTTGCAGGGAATGTCAAATCGATATAGCCTGCTGGGTAGTAAGGAACTTCCTGAACTTCAATTCCGAGAACACGAGTTGTACGTGCTCCACCGAATGTCTGTCCGATACCATCAAGGTATGATTGGCGGTTTGCCTGGGTTGATCCTGGGACCTGTCCAGCAAATGCTTCTGCTACTGCATCAGCAAGTGTACCGTTGTTCTTAACGATTCCACCGAATGCATCTGTACCTGCGTAGAACTTAAGATTGTTCTTAAGTGCACGGTACTTACGTGGCATTGCATTGATGATGCCCTGCATTACATCAGGTGTCCAAGCATTATCTGCTACGGTCACTACTGACTCATGTGCATCTCCGTTTGTCTTTACCTTGTTGATAAAGCCTGGCATGATTGACAAGAATGCTCCTGTTGCACCATCACCATTGATAGCGAGATCTTCGATATCATTTGCGAATGCGTTGGTCATCAAGCGTACCAAGTGATCTTCTAGAGCGTCACCTTCTACACCATCTTCCAATGATTCTGCTGTTACTTCCCAATCAAGACGAATCTTCTTGGTAGTAAGTTCGACCTTAGAGAATGTTGCACCTGTGTTTGTGTAGTTACCAACTGCTTGCGCTGCTGCACGAATTACACGCTCACCGACGTTTACCTTCTCAAGTTCCATTGAGTTAGCCTTCATTGTTACACGACGGCCATCCTTTGCTAATACTGTTGCATCCCAAACATAGTCGATAAAACGACGTGCCTGCTCAGGGCGCAAAATTCCAGAAGCGGCTGAACCACTAGGGTTAACAGCGTTTGCTCCGCTTGTTGATCCAAGAGTTGCTGTTGGAATATTGCCCAGTGTGTCTGCTCCTGGGTTTGATACTCCACCAATTCCACCTGATGCGAAAGCACCTTGACCCTGGTAAAGTCCTGGTGTTGTTCCACCTAGATCTCCCGCAGCGCCTGGCTGGTTTTTGATTATTTCTTCTGACATATTGT